CCATTGTAAGATCTAAGTAATGACACCTTGACATAATGGCTGCTAAGTGATCTTTAATCTTACCACGCACATTATCAAATTTAAGGTTAGTAATAAAAATAACACTACCTTGGAATTCAAAAGTATCTGGAATACCTTCTCGTCTTAGTAATGCACTATCTGTATTCCAACTTAGTTTACGCTTTTTACAAGAGTCAAGTGCTGCTTTAAGCAAGTTAAGACTTGTCTCGTCATACAATACTGTATCACAATCGTCTAACACAAGAACACTATTCTTATCTGCGTTATTGTAAAGTACTTTGTACAAACCAATTGCACTTGAGGCACCTTTGATAACTTCAAAACGCAATTTGTTACCTGCTAGTGTATCAAACAAACTATTTTTTTCTAGTACTTGTTCAACACCAAATGATTTACCAACTCCAGGAGGGCCTGTTACAACCATACCACGCACAACACCATCAATTGAGGCTTGTGTCATATCATCTAGTATGCTAAAACGCTCACGCATACGCTCGATAATCTGGTTATCTGTTTCGTTTGGATTGTCCTTCACATTATTAGGAAGAACTTCTACAATTGTCTCGCCTTTACGATTCTTGCGAGCCTTCTTTAGTTGCATTTGTGCCATTTATTAAACTCCTGTTTTTTATTAACTATACTTACAGTATACAGTAAGACATCTTACTTGTCAACCTTTTATTTGATCTTTTATTCATAGAATTGGGCCCAATACAATAAAGGGCCCAATAATCTAGTTTAGTAGGTATTATACTAATACTCTTTTTTTAGAAATAGTGTATTCGTTAGTTTGTCTACCAACATCACCTGTTTCAACTGTAGTTGCTTTTACATTAAAACCTTCGTCTCTTAATTCAGAAAGTCTTGCACCCGGAGATGCGATGTCTAATTTTTCTCTTAGATCATCCATAGTAAAAGATTTACCTGTACCCCAGAACTTAGCTAGGATTCTTTGGTTTTGAGTACCTTCTTTGAAAAATTTAGTACCCACTGCTTTTGTTTTTTTAGTTTTTGGCATTTTAACTCCTTTTGTTTATTAATTATAATAACTTAATGTTATTGTTAAGTATAATATATACTAGGAAGGGAATTCTGTCAACCTTTTAAATAAACCGCTAAATTGCTATGATTTTAACCCTATTTACAAGGGTTTCTTTGGCATTTGAGTACTTTGATAGCTCATGTTTGTTGACTGTACCACGAATTTTAATGGTTTTATCCGAAATAATATCACTAATATCCGGTTGATCTCGCCACCAAAACTTAATAATATCCTTTTCAGCGTAAACTGTGGTAATCATATAAACATCACTAGTTTGAATAAACTTAACATCTAGTACTTTTACATTAATATCGTATCTTTTGCCACGATTACCAAAGTACATACTGCTATGCTTTAATGCAGACATTTTATCTTCAACTGCTTCACGCTTTTTGTCAATTACCACACTATGTGGTAAACTAGCAATGATGCTTACTGCAAACTTATTAACATTTGGCTCTGATAATGCTTTAGCAACGTTTTGCTCAAAATTATTGAGGTTATTAGTCATCTTTTTGATCATTAACTTACCATTAATGCTATCAATAAGATTATTAGCATTTGTAATTTCTGATTCAGTGAATGACATTGCTGGATCTTCTAAAATATCAACAATACAAGTTTTGTTATCTCGTATTTGTATAGGTTCACCGTTTTCTGTATCAGTGTCTGTGTATCCTTGTCCACTACGAACAAATCCTTGATCTTTATATACAAGAACTGCGGCACACATTACATCAATAACTGTGATAGTTGGCCATGGTGTTTTATTCATTTGTGACTCCAGTGGTAAAGTTAAGTATTCATTGAACATTTTCTATTTATAAGTATAGTATACGGCAAGAAGTCTTGCTTGTCAACCTTTTTATAGTGAAATATCTTCTAAGCCTGCTGCTCTTAATTTAACAACATTATTAATCTGGAATTGCTTGGCTTCTAATGCCTTAATAATGCCTATGTATTTGTTTCTTACCAAACTAAAGTCGTTGATAAGATATTGTAAATCTACTACATCTTGCTCGCCGTCAACAAACTTGTCTGCATCACGCGAGCTAAGTGCTTTATTGTAGTTTTCTAAAAACTTACGAAATGTTTTGGATCGTAATGTACGCATTTCAGTATGTAGAAACTCAAGTATTGCTTCTACTTCCTGTAATTGATTAAATCGATGTTCTACAATACCAGGCATGTCTCTGCTCTGCTTTTCTAGTACACCTTTCATACTACACTCAAATCGTGCTTCATCAATTTGCTTTTCATAGTGAGAGATAGCCGCAACTATCTCTCCTAAATTTGCTGTAACTTTACGATACCATAAACTCATTAGTATTCTAACTCCTCGTCATCTTCGCTGTATTCATCAAAAACATCTTCATCTTCTTCTTCTTGCTCTAAGTGTTCATCAAGTGCCTCACCTAAGTATTCGCAATGATCAGATATTTCTTTATACGCTGGTTTGAGTTCAAACCCGAAGTCGAGAAGCTGATATATAGTTCTGCGAGCATATTCTAACTTGTTCTTATCATCAATAAAGTTTGATGCTTCATCATACAAGTTAAATATAAACTCAAAATCTCCATCACTAAGATTCATTTACCACCTCCGTTGTAGTTTCTTTAATGTTATCCATAATTTCTTCTTCTGCATCAGCTACATCATTGTCATATTCTGACATGATAAGATCTAATGCGCCGTCCTTATTTGCATTCCAAGGTTTACGGAACATTTTAATTACTTCACCTGTTACCGGGCTAATGTATTCTAAACTGTTTCCACTTTTCTTTAACAAACCTTTTGCTTCGAAGAAGTCAGTTAAGCCACTGTATGGGCTCATACCTGTTTCATATGGGATTTCAACTTGCACACTTTCAAATGGTTTAGCGTAACGAGATTTCATTACTTTACATGCTGCCCTAATACCAAATACTTGTGATGTTTTGTTGCCATCTGCATCTACTTTTAGTTTAAGTTTACGCATTGCAATAACAATACTACTTGCATAGATAAAGCCTTGACCACCTGAGATCTTATCATCTGGATCAAACATATCTTGCGATGCATATGTATGGTTAGTTGCTAGTAGTCCTACATTGTACTGTCCAAACATATTAACTGTGTTACGAACTAATGAAGTTAGTGCTTTAGGCTTACGACCCATATCACCTTTCATATCACCTTTGTTAAACTGATCAACATCAGTAGGTGTTAGTAACATACCCAACGAGTCAACTACAAACAATACCTTAGGTCTGTCTTCGTCTTCTGCTTCGGCGTATTCTGCCTTGTAATCCTTCATAAAGTCACTAATTGTTTTAGCAACATCATCAATCATACTCATGTTAAGTTTTAATAGTTTTTCTGGTGTAGTATCTACATTCAGTGCGTGTAGCCATTTCTCATCTAATGCATTTTCTGTGTCAATTAGAATAACAAATATGCCTTGTTCTTGTGCTGATCTAACTACATTACCTGCCGCGATAAACGATTTACCTGCGCCTGATTCTCCTGCTAGAACAGTTACCTTACCTAGTGGAATTCCTTTGTCAAATTCGTTACTGATAAGTTTGTTTAGTGTGTAATTTCCTGTACTAATCCAAGTGTCAGGGTCATTGAAGCCTACGCTTAACCCAGGAACACTTTTAGTAATAGCTTTTCGGAATTTACTTACGTCAAATGGTCTTGCCATAATGTTTTTTCTCCTATGTTAAAGTGAGGGCACTAAGGACCCCCACTCAATTTATATTACTTATTGCTTACGATTTCTAATCGCTGCTAAAATGTCTTGAGCACTTGCTTGCCCTTCAACTGCTGGTGCTGCCGTTGCCATTTCTGGTTCTGGCGTCATATCAACTGCTGTTGGTGCTGGTGCTGTTGCTTGTTCAACAACTGGTGCCGCTGGTGCTGGCGCCGGTGCTGGTGTTGGTGGTGGAGTAGTTGCCGCTGCAACAGGTTTTGCTCCTGTAGTAGCTGGTGCATCTACGCCATATGGACGATAGTACTGACCAAAACGCTCTGGATCATACAACTGTCCATCAACACTTGCTTCAAACATTTCAAAGATAGCGTTTAGATGTTCTGCATCAGGCTTCTTAGGTAAGAAGTCATTTAGATTGTGCAGATCGTGTGTTGCAATTGCATCACGCTCTGTTTGATCTAAACTGCGTTCTCTACGAGCCCAATTAGATGTTGAATAGTCAGCATATTGACCTTTGGTAGATTTCTTAATTACGAAATCTGTACCAGCTTCATAGTCTGTAGGAATTTCCTGGAATTCAGGATCCATAAGTGCTGAACTAATGATTTTATAAATTTGAGGTGAAATAACAAAACGCCTAATAGGATTCTCAGGTACTGAGTCTTCCTGTAGATCACTTTGTGTTACAAAGCCTTGGAAAATGTAACTACGCTTTTTCCAATACTTACGACCCATGTCTTCCATAGTAGGGTCTTTAAACCAAGGACGAATTTCTGCATGTACTGGACATGTATCTCCCCACATTTCAACACAAGGAACTTGTATTGTAACTGGTTTGTTTTCGTCTCCGCCTTTTACACCTGGAAATGATAGACGGATCATCTGACGTTCTTTCCAAAAGAAAGTGTTGTCGGGATCTGCGTCTGGTAGGAATCGTAGTGTTGCACTACTGCCTTCTGGAATATTCCAGTGTGTGAAGATAGCGTTATCGCCGCCACCTTGTGATGAGCCTGAGCTCTTTGTTTCTTGTGCTTGTAATTTTGCACGGATTTCTGCTAAAGATGCCATTATTAGTTTCTCCTATATTAGCCTTTATTTGTAACAAAACTTATAGTTCTGCTTTGTTTGTGTAGCTAGTGCTACTTTGCCTTTGTGTAGCTCTTAACTACTTTTGCCTTTAGTTGCCTATACAGTATATAATAAATTGTGCCTACTGTCAAGCACTTTTTGAAGAAAAATTATGCAATCTTTCTTCTTAGATTATTTAACATTGCTTCAGCAAGATCTTCCATTGCCGGTTCCTTTGCTGGAGCCTTGTTATTTTTGTCTAAATATGCTGCAATTTTGGCTAATAATATAACATGCTCTTTCGGCAAGCTATACATTTCGCCTGAAATTTGACTTAGTAAGTTAAATACTTCGTCATTTTTACTGTTCATTGCTAGAAAAGATAAGTGTGATACTAACTTAGCCATTGCACCATTACCACCTGAGTATTTAATTGGATCTTCATTGTCAGGATGTTCTGGATCATTTGGATCAATGTTAAGTTTGAAATCTTCCTTGTTTTTAATCATATCGTATAAACGATTCATGTTACTTTTAGTTAGATCTGTCATACTGTCTCTCTCCTTTATAATACGGGCTACTGTTTCTAAGACTGAATCCATATTTGCAGTCTCAAATGTATTATACATGAACTTGTCAGTTAAGTCAACCGATTCTTTATCATTATCTTCTACAATCGCAGTAGTAGGTGCTTGATAGGCGTTATAACCTCTTGAAGTCTGTAGACTCTTAACTGTATTCTTAAATTCTTTTAATTTTTGTTTAACTGTTTCAACAATGTTTTCATTGCCTTCGTTTGTTAATTTGTTTGTACGCACATGTCTCAAAAACTGACTACATTGTGCTACTTCTGTACATAAATTAACTATTGATTCACCAATTGCATCATATGGCGTTCCGCCATTGCTTACATGGTTGGCCATAGCTTTAGCGCCTTGTAAATATTTGTGTGGGAATCTAAATCTCTCTCCTGCACTGTTTTCAATAAACAATGCTTTGATGTTACGTGATCTGCTGCCACGCACTTCTTCATTAACACCTTTTGTATGCTTAATAATAAGTTTAGTGTTTTCTGGTAATTGAATATAACTTGTTTTCATACTGCCTGTTGCAGGTGAATAACTTTCCATAACACGCTAGTTTTCATAAAATTCTTCATCAGTTTCACCGGCTGCCATTTCTTTACAATCTGAACATCTACCATGTCCATCATTGTAGTCCATTAATTGAGCGCCACAGCAATTACTTACTACGCCATCTTCCATTTCATCACCTGGTGAATATGATTCAGTTTCTGCTTCAAGTAATTCGCCTGATGCTAAAACATCAATTGCATGTTTAATATCTGTGTTTTCCATATCCACATGTGGTATTGCTTTTAATATAGCTTGCACTTGTGGCATACTCATAAATTCTTCATCATCTGTATCTATTTCATCTGTGAATTCGTAATATGAACTATCAGTCATTCTATAGTTATCTGCTTGAATTTCTTTAGCATGATCAACTACATGTGACATAAATGCCTCTACTGAATTTCCGCCTTCGTTCATTGATTCAACAAATACTTCTACCATGTCATCGCCATTACGCAATGCACCTTTTTTAACTTTTACGTTTTCTTTGCCGTATTTTGCTATTGCTTCTTGTGGAGACATACTAGTTTGTTTCCAACGCTTTTCTGCTTCATTAGTTTGACGCTTTTCTGCTGCACAATCATCACATGTATCAATGTCGCCGTCTGTTTCGTCTTTAATCCATTCGCAATCTGCACAACCTTGTGTGCCTTCGTTTGGAGCTTCTTTAATACCAGATAGTTCTCTTAATCTGCGGACATCTTCATTTTTTGATTCCAATTGAGCAAGCATGTCATCAAATGTCATATCGTCTTTTTTATTCCTCAATGCGTCAACTACTATTGCTAATGTACGTTTTGCTAATTCATCTCTGTCTCGAGTGGCTGTTGTCATTTCAATCCAAGTCCACTCATAAATCATTTGCATCACTTCGTCAACACTTTTGTCCCACATCTGCGTGTGTTCTTTCCAGAAGTCTGTGATCTCGTAATAGCCTGTAACGGCGCTTGGTTGCATGTCTTTCATTGCCTTTTCAGTACGGTCGTCTTCTTTTACTACATCGTGTGCGAAGTCTTTTAATTCAATATTCTTATCAAATTTTCTAATGTTATATTCTGCCATAGCGTTGTGTCCTGCCTTTTTAATACTATTCAATAAATCTTTGTGTTCATTAAAATTGAAACTAGCTCCTGCTTGTACAACTAGTTCAACTCCATCTTCTTCTTCTCTAATAGTGACAAGAAAATCATTATCATATGCGTAAAATCTCGCTGATAATTCAGGATCTAATGTTTTATTTCCCATTGGATCAAACAATTTTAATTTAATGTTTGCACCCTTTAGAATGTTAAAAATTTCTTGTGATAGTTGCATTGTATAGTATTCCTTTAATGTATTTATCTAATTACTA